AAGTTAGAATGAGGAAGTCCGTCTGAGAGAAGGGCTAGTATTTTTTGTTGTTGGGTCATGCTGAATACCTCTCCCGATGTTCTTCCCAGAAAGGTGAAGTATCAATTTCAAAAAATTCTTGCACGAACTTATCCACCTTCTCGAAATATTCGGAAAATTCTGACTTCGTTAAATCGGTTGTTGTTGTGTCTGATTCCGGTTCTCCTTTAGATTTTGCAAGAAGATGTTTTTTAAGGTTCTCGTGAAGTGTTTCAGCGAAAAAATGACCCTGTTCTTTAAGTCCTGCCTCGTCTATCAGCCATTGAAGGTAAACCCAGTAGAGAGAATTCTGCGAATTTGTTCTGACTGATCCATAGCGAATGCTGATCATTGCTCCGACCGGAGGAAGTTTTTCGTTGCATTGGATTTTTGCAAGTAACTTGTCCCCATCCTCTTTCGTGGCGAGAACCTTAGCTTTTATTCGCACCAAAAATACCTTTCGTTATTCTTGCGCTTGGAGATCGGAGGTCATTAAAATTCAATATCCTCGTTAGACCGCTTTTGGTTTTCCTGCTTTTTCTCAGCTTCGTAAACGTGAATAAGCGTTCCGGGCATGTGGTAGAGCTTCACGTACTGCTTTCCGTTTTTTCCTTCAAAGATTTCTCCGAGGCGTTTCCAAGCAATCTTTTCTTCCCCACCTGATTCGTACTTTTCGCCAACGCACAAATATTTCATTATCTGAGCCTTTCTGTTATCTGTTCTAGTTCGTTGCAAAAATTGTCTAAAGAAGTGGCAAGCTTTGAAATGAATTCTTTATCTGGTGAAACCCTGACGATTAATGGCTTAATTCCGGGCGAGTATGAAACGAAATCCCACCACTCACGCCCAGTGATAAACAGATTCCCTTGAACCTGCGTGAAATATTCGGTTGGCAGTTTTCCATCAAGCAAATAGCCGATATGAACCGCCGCGCTCGGGCATTTAATTTCTAATCCTCCATCCTCACCGATAAGCCCGTCAGGACTACAAGAAAATTTCTTACCTTCATCTTGATAGCAAACCCCGACACGCTGAACCTCGCAATTATTCAAAAGCTCGTAAAAGTCACGCGCTTCGGCCTCAACATCGTTACCGCGCTGAGTCCAACCACTTCTAAATCCGTCCTCGCTTACTCCGGTAATCTTTTCTGCGGCGAGTTGCCACATGTACTTTTGAGCCTGTTTACTTGGCTCTCCTTTCGTGGTAACAAGCTTATCGAAGCAAGATGCTGTGGGGATTCCAAGTCGTGCCTTGCTCCATTCTTCTGTGCCTTGCTCAATATCAAGAGTAATCATTTTTTCTGCTCCTTCGCCTTTAAAGCGCTCAAGGCTTTCTGATACTGGCTCTTCATGATTTCATTAAGAGAAGAAACCCCGAGCCATTTCAGGAACTTCTTGGGGTCGGTGTCTGTGGCGTTAATGTAATCGGTGAGAGCGACAATTTGCGCTTCGTCGATAACTTCATCTTGAGAAGCTTTTCCGTCGTCGTCTTGATCTTCCGTGGCAAGGCCAAGAGCCGAAAGGATCGTGTACCGTTGAAGATACGTGATCGTGCTTCCTATGGCTTGTATTGCATTCTTTGAGCCGGATGTATCTGCCAGTGCGCTCAATGTTGTTTCTTCGCTATGCCCTAAAACGTGCGTAATTCTGCATGTAACAACAATCTGCCCGTTCTGGTGCGTTTTCCAAGAAGCAGAAAGACCGTGCTTGCTGAGTTCCGCCGTGATCTTTTCAACCACATTTGCAAGGGAAGCATGCTGGTAAGAAGCTTTCCCCGCGCCGAACGATACCGACCTGTCTTTTTCAATCCTCGGAGGGCTCGCCTTAAAATCGCTCATGGCTTTGTGGTAAGCCTTTCGAGCTTCGTTTGCTTCCCATTCTTTTTGAAGTTCAAGAAGCCCCCTAAGCTTTTCAAGGTCTGCCCCGCCCTTAACCGCCTGCCTGATAAGCTCTGCTGGAGAGTCACTATTAACCACTTCCAATTCATTCGTTTTCATTTCCGCACCCTCTTCCTTTGCTCCCACTCGCAAACCGCGTCCGCGAATAAGCCGCAAATGCCCTTTTGTTGGATTTTTAAACTCTGTCGTAACGTTCTAAAACGCATCTTTTGAAATTCTGTGTATTTACTCATTTGAAAACTCTCTGTTTAACCACTGCGAAAACTTTCTTTTTTCTAGCCATTCCCGCGTTTTTTTCCGAGACTCAATTTCATCCAGTGCCATTGCGATAATCTCGTTTATCTGTTCGTGGCTGAGATCACCGAGAAACGCATCAACCGCTTTTTTCTTGTACCCCCATTCCTCAGCCTCAGTCATGACGCAGCCTCCTCTTTTACTGGCATTGGATCACCTGTTATATTGAGCGGCTTAACGACAATCTCATAAACTTGCCCGTTGTCGTTTACTAGCATCCGTTTTCCATCGGGCAAAAAATGAACCGCTACCGAATCAAAACCTTCTTTAGCCAAAGCCTCTCGTATGCTCGAAATTATTTGTGTGCAGTAGGTCATTTATCCCCCAGTACTATTTTTACGCCGCAGTCCTCGCAGTACTCATAAATCAGTCTGTAGCGGCCTTCTCCGGGAAAAATGTCTTTTCCACACACCTCACATTTCATGACTTTTTCTGGCTCTAACATGGGAACCCCCTTCTTCGCAAAAATGAAATCTGCTCTGGTCTTACCCGCCTAACCCATTCCATATCGCGCTCAACGTATTGCTCGTAAGTCATTTCTCGGCCCATTTCTTTTAATAGGCGCTCCGTCTCAGATTTGATCTCAGCGACTACAGGATCTTCCGCGTGACGAGAGCTAAGGCGCAAAGAATCAGGCAAGCCTTCGCCAAGATAAGCGTTTCGGTTATTGCGGAATTTAGAAACTCTGCGTTCATTTGATTCCCCTTTTGTGTAGATACCTCTGCCCCAAATTGCTCCTGGAATTGGCTCGTCGAATTTGCGTGTCATACGGCCCTCCTGAAAAAGGTGTGATCTCCGTAAGTGGCCGCGATCGTCATGTTTTTAGCCCAATAAGGACGGCCAAAAGCATTCACGTTTTCCCAGTGAGTCGCGTTTTTTGAGATGTTCGTATACTCAGAAAACTGCCAAGCCGCGCGCGCTAAATCTCTAATTTGCTTAGGCTGTTGCATGGCAAACTTCCTCCGCTTGCACCCATAAACGCCATTGGTCGAGCCTCTCCGGCGCAACACTTCCGCGAGGGCTAACATCCCCGGCAGTGGTTGGTTCGCCGCCTCTGCTACGATGCAGATCACGGCTTGATCTTCCGAGATACCGCTTTTCGGTGAATTCGAGGTACTGGCAAAGATCCAGCTCGGAAAAACCATGAGCCCGAAAATCAGCGAGATAACCCCGAAGTTCCGCCGAAAGGTGGTAATACTTTTCAAGCTCTTTTTCTCTGAGGAAAGCAATCTCGGGAGCTGTGTTGAGGTACCATTCCCGCCACCTGAAAACTGCCCAGCTTTCCATTTTTTCCTTGAGGTCAATAAGTTGAGTGTTTGGCATTTCATTTAACCCTCCTTTGGGTAATCACATTCAAGAGGGCAAATTCTCCGAAAAGTTCAGAGGCCTTTTCGTTATAGGCTTCAGCGGCGAGGCTCGCAGACTTAAAAAACCCAAGGTGATACCGTTTTCCTTTGCAGGTAATATGAGCAAACGTGCCAAGAGAAGTTTAAAAGCGACTCATAATCTTGGTCATCTACCTGAGTAAAATACTTCCCACCATTAACAGGAATAGCCTTCATTTCGCCCTTTTCAGGAGCAAACTCTAAGGCATAAAAAAAGCCCGAGAGGTTTTGCCCTCTTGGGCTTTTGCATTCCTAATTTTTGATTGAACCAGGGACCAATCGATTATGAGTCGACTGCTCTAACCGACTGAGCTACAGGCCCTAGTTCAAAACAGGATTAGAGATGCAAAAGCCGTCATTGGAGGTAGAAAAGAAAAAAAGCGCGGAAACCATCTGGAAGGCCTTGGCAGACCCGAGACGAGAATTTCCGCGCTTTTCTAAAGCACTCGTGGAAAAGTTTTGGGTTTCTCGTCTCATTTTCATTGCGCCAAGATTTCGTCCAGATGTTGCGAACATTTCAATTCTACCCTTACTATTTTAAAGATCAAGTGACTTTTTTACTTTTTTTCGTTCCACTTATACGACTTACATTTTGGACACATAGCAGGTTTTTCTACTCTTGCAACCCACAAATGCCCGCATTTAATACACTCGTTCTTTTTCATCAAGCTTACTCCGTTTATCACTTATGATAAGGAGTATAAAGGGAAAAACGGATCGTGTCAAATAAATCTTTAATTATTTTTTAACCGCCGGAAATGGCGTCATTGTAGGACTTTTGGAGGGTTTGAGGCTTGACGTGGACATAGGTCATAGTCGTTTGGATAGATTCATGCCCCATAAGCAAAGCTACGTTAAATGGGCCTGTCTTTTGGGCTAGAAAAGAGGCTAGAGAGTGCCGCCATTTGTGTGGGTTTATCTTTGCCCTAATTTCATCACCGATCAAGTCCAGCCTCTTCCAGACTGACCCAGGCTTTAATCGAGTTCCTTCCTTAGTTTGAAATAAAGGGCTTTCGGCATTCACCCCAAAAACACACTCCATGCCAAAAATATACTCCCTTAAAACTTGACTACAAAGGTCATCAAAAGGAACGTACCTCCATTTTTCGCCCTTACCGATATTTTTTCTGACATGCACCCATTTTTTCATCATGTCGATATCGCCTATATTCAAGCCGCACAGCTCTCCCAGACGGATTCCTGTAGAACAAAGAAGCCAGATAATAG